GGCCCGCGCGTGCGCCCGGATGATAGCGATGGGGGGCCGGCCCACGCCCTGTAGTTGGCCGCAGGGCCGTTCCACCCGAGGAGGCGGCAGAATGGCCCCAACCGCAGCCAAGGCCCGCAAATCGGCCCCGAAACCGGCCCCACCGCCGGCCGCCGCCGAGCCCGAGCCCGCCGCCCAGGACGCGCCGGGGTTGCCGCCGGAAGCGCCGGGGTGGCCGGCTGATCGCGTGGAGCGCCGGCCGCTTGCGAGCCTGATTGCCTACGCTCGAAACGCGCGCCTGCACAGCGAGGCTCAAGTCGCCCAGATCGCCGCGAGCATCGTGCAATGGGGATGGACCATGCCGGTGCTGATCGACGAGCGCGGCGAGATCATCGCCGGGCATGGTCGAGCGCTTGCCGCCGCCCACCTCGGGCTCACCGACATTCCGGTCATGGTCGCGCGCGGTTGGAGCGAGGAGCAGAAGCGCGCCTATGTGATCGCCGACAACAAGCTCACGCTCAACGCCTCGTGGGACGAGAGCCTGCTCAAACTTGAGTTGGCCGATCTTCGTGAGGTCGGCTTCGACCTCGGGCTCACCGGCTTTTCCTCCGACGAACTCGGCGCGCTGTGGGCCGGGCCGGCACCATCGACGGCGGGCAATCTCGCCGAGCGCTTCGGCGTGCCGCCCTTCTCGGTGCTCAACGCGCGCGAGGGATGGTGGCAGGACCGCAAGGCGGCGTGGCTGCGGCTCGGCATCCAGAGCGAGCTTGGGCGCGGCGAGGAGACGACGTGGGGGACGACCGACTATCTCGGTGGCAGCGCCGCCGGCAGTTCTACGAACGAGCGGCTCGATCAGTTGCGCAAGGCACGCAAGGCGAACGCGGTGCCTGGGGGCTCGCGCATGCCGGCGGTCAATCCGGCGACGGGCAAGATCGTGCGCAGCGATAGCAAGGCACGGCCGATCACGGAGGAGCGCATCGCCAACGCAAAGCCGGCGGGCGGCGGCGGCGGCGGTTGGGAAGACCCGACGCTCTACGCTCGCAAGCGCAAGGCCGAGCACGCGCTCGGGCGCACGCTCTCGCTCGACGAGTTTCGCGCCCACGAGGCGAGCACAGGGCCGGCCATCGAGGGCGGGCTCACGCTCGGCGCGGTCGAAAACTTCGAGGGCGCGGGCACCATGTCGGGCACCTCGATCTTCGACCCGGTGCTCTGTGAGTTGGCTTACCGTTGGTTCTGCCCGCCCGATGGCGCGGTGCTCGATCCGTTCGCCGGCGGCAGCGTGCGCGGTATCGTCGCCGCGCGGCTCGGCCGGCGCTATGTCGGCGTCGATCTCAGCGGCCGGCAACTCGACGCCAATCGCGCGCAGGCGCGGACGATCTTGCGGCCCGAGGAGCCGCAGCCGAAGTGGATCACCGGCGACAGCCGCCAGATCCACGAGCTTGCGCAGGGCTGCAACGCCGACTTCGTGTTCTCCTGCCCGCCCTATGCCGACCTAGAACGCTACTCCAACGACCCGGCCGATCTCTCGACGCTCGACTATGCCGCCTTCCGCAAGGCGCTCGGCGAGATCATCGGCAAGGCGTGCGGGCACTTGAAGGCCGACCGCTTCGCCTGCTTCGTCGTCGGCGACGTGCGCGACAATCGCGGCAACTATCACGGCTTCCCGTCGCATGTGATCGAGGCGTTTCAATCGGCCGGGCTCGCGCTCTACAACGAGGCGATCCTCGTCACTGCCGCCGGCACGCTGCCGATCAGAGCGGCGAAGCAGTTCTCCCACTCGCGCAAGCTCGGCAAGACGCACCAAAACGTCCTGATCTTCGTCAAGGGCGACCCGCGCATCGCGGCGCTCGCCATCGGCGAGGCTGAGTTCGGCGCGATCAGCGACGAGGAGCCGGCCGGCGACGGCGCGCCGCTCGGCGGCGAGATCACATGACGCGCGAATGGCAGCAAGGCTTCGAGATCGACCGGCTCAAAGGCATTGCGGCAGTCTTCCGCGCGCGCCACAAGGCGCTCGTCTTCGGCGCGTTCGGGCTCACGAAGGAACGCGACATCGCCGACGCGCTCGCCTCCGACACGCTCGCCTGGAAAGGCCCGGCCGACGCGCCAACCGCCGTGGCAATCCTGCACAAGCTCAAAGTGGCCGGCGGCTTCACCGACTTCGCGCAGCGCGCCATCGAGATACCGGCCGGCCACGTCAAGGTGAGCGCCTTCGCCGCGCTCGATGCCGCCTCGGGCACCGCCGTGCTCTCGGCGATCTCGGCGCGCACGCCGCGCCAATTGTGGGTCGAGGTCTTCGAGGAGGACATCATCGCGCGCGAGTGCCTCGCCGCCGTGCCGGCGCTGCGGTATCGCGCGACCAAGATCACGGCCGGCGCAGAGGTCAAGGGCATCTATTCCGACGCGGTCGCCCAGGAAGGCGAGCGCCGCCTCCACCCCGCTCACGCCGCCTCGCTCGTCGAGCTTGATCCGGCCTTCGCTCTCGCCGACGAGCGCGCGGCCATGCTCGCCGAGGTCGATCAATTCGCCGCGTGGGAACAGCACTATTCGTCGTACAACAAGCGCAAGTCATGGACCGCCTTCGCGCTGCGCGGCTTCGACGCCAACGATCCGACATTCATCGTCAAGCCGGCCGAAATGGCGAAGGCGTGGAAGGCCGAGAACCCGTTGCGCCTGTCAGCGCGGCCCGCCTGGACGAGCGCATGCGGGCGCTTCCCTCGCACCATGGCGTGTGTGGAGCGCATCCTCGAAGGGCGCGAGGCTGATCGCGTGCGGCTGATGCGGCTCACGCCCGGCGGCGAGCTTTCGCGCCATGCCGACATCACCGACCGCGACGCGGGCCTCGCCGATGGCTTCCTCGCTCGGCTGCACTTGCCGCTGCGCACGAGCCCGGCGGTGATCTTCCACGGCTGGGACAAGCGCGGCGGGCACATCGAGACGCGGTTCCGCGAGGGCGCGCTCTGCTATCTCGACCAACGCGGGCCGCATCGCGTCGAGAACCGCGATCCGACCGTCGAGCGCGTGCACCTGGTCGTCGATGTCAAGAGCGACGAGGCGATCCGCGAGCGCATCGCCGCCGCGATGGTACAATGACGTACAATGACCCGCGCCACTGGCTCGATCAGTTGCCGGTCTATTCACGGGCGCGCACGGCGAGCGCCGAGATCACCATCCTGCGCGACGACATGCTCGAAGGCGGCAGCAAACTCCGCGTCGTGCCGTTCGCGGTCGGCGACGCCGCCGAGGTCGTGTTCGGCGGGCCGTTCTGCGGCGGCGCTCCTCACGCGCTCTCGGTGTGGGGCCGCGATGCCGGCCGCCGCGTGACGCTGTTCTTCGCCAAGCGCGACAAGTTGCACGCGCGGCAGGAGGCGGCGCGACGGAACGGCGCGCGTCTTGAGTTCGTGTCGCCGGGCTACATGACCGTCGTGCAGAAGCGAGCGCGAGATTATGCCGAGCGAGCCGGCGCTCTGTTCCTGCCGCTCGGCCTCGACGTTGAAGGCGCGCGGTCGGCGATGATCGAGTTCGCCTCGGGCGTGCGCGCCCAGCTCGGCACGCCCGACCAAGTGTGGTGCGCGACGGGCTCGGGCATGCTCGCGCAAGTGCTCGCCGCCGCCTTCCCCGACGCCGAGGTCTGCGCCACGGCGGTCGGGTTGCCCTCGCGCCATGACGCGCAGCGCTACCCTAGCAACGTCCGCATGACCGAGGCGGGCGTGCCCTTCGACCGCAACGTGAGCGTGGCCGCGCCCTTCCCCATCTGCGGCCACTACGAGGCGAAGGCGTGGCGTCGCTGCGCGGCCGAAGCCAAGGGCAAGGTGCTCTTTTGGAATGTCGCCGCGCCCTCGCCGCCGGCCCTCAAATGAGGGCGGAAAAATTAACACGGAGACCGCGCCATGCCCGGACCGAAGCCGCAGCCGACGCACCTTCGCCTCTTGCACGGCGATCCCTCGAAGCTCGGCACGCCGCACGAGGAGCCGCAAGGCGTCGGCGTGCTGTGGTCACCGCCGGAATGGTTCGACGACGAGCAACGCGCCCAGTGGCACTATGCCATCGAGAACGCGCCGCCTGGGCTGCTCACCGCGACGGATCGCGAGGTGCTCCTCGTGTGGGTCGTCGCCTCGGTCGAGCATGCCCGCGCCGCGCAGGAGGTCCGCAAGCTCGGCCAAGTCGTCAAGACCAAAGAGGGCAACGCGATCCAGAACCCGTTCCTGCCCATCGTGAACCGGCAAGCGCTGATCATGATGCGGGCCGGCGGCGAGATGGGGTTCTCGCCGGCATCGCGCGCGGCGCTCGGCCGCTCGGGCGAGGCTATCGCGCCGGGCGGCGGGCGCGCCGGCCAGATCGCCGGCACGCCGTTCGCCGCCTATCTCGCGGCGAAGCCCGACAAGCTCGACGAAGATTAACCCCGGCAGCGAAGGCGGGCCGCGCGGTCGATCCGGGCCGCGCGGCACGGCGCGCAACGAAAAAGCCCCGGCGCTCGGCCGGGGCTCTCCTCGTCGGTATCAGGCGCGCTCTACTTCCACCGGCCGACAAAGCCGTTCGCCCGCATGCAATCGCTGTAGGCAATCGCGCCGGTGAACGGGTTGCGCTCCTGCCGCATGTCGCGCTCGCACCCATAAGCGGCCTTCTGAGCTTCACGGTCCGAAAGCTCGGGGTTCACCCACTCGGCGCAGCCGGCGAGCGACGAAGCCAACGCAAGGGCGATGGCGGCTGTTCTGATTGTCATGGTCTGATCGTCTCCAAAATCGGGCCGCCGGAATTGGCAGCCCTCACGGACCCGAGCCCGCCACCTTGCGGTGGTCGGGCCGGGCTCGCCGCCTCGGGCGGGCGCGCGCTACTGCGTGCGGTATCGCGTGTGCCGGTCGAGGGCCGCGCCCTCAAACTCGGCGACCGTGAGATCATAGCCGCGCAGCCACTCGTCCTGCCGGCGGCCGGGTGGATAGGGCGGCCGGCGCTGCCGCCCGATCTCGGCAGCGTATTGGCCGTTGCACCACGCGACGTAGACCTCGCTCTGCCGCGTGTAGCGCTTGTGCTTGCGCCATGCCGGGTCGGGCTGCGGATTGCGCATCACGCCACGCACTTCAGCGGCCACGAGCGGCCCTCGGCCGTCACGGCGTAGACCATCACCGGCCGCTTCGTCTCGCTCGCGGCGAGCATGGCGGCGGCGATGCGCTCGGCATCGGCGAGCGTGTCGCACTCGCGCGTGTCGTAGACGCCGCGCCCTTTGAATTGCGAGGCGGTGAAGTGGCTCGCCTCGCTGACGATCTTCGCCTCGGCGAGATCGGCGGCGGTGAGCTTGCGCTTGCGTGCCATGCTCACCACTCCGTGCTCTTGATCTCGGCGCGCTGCTCGCCGAGCAGCGAGGCGGTGCGCTCGACCTTGGCGATGGCTTGCTTGATCGAGGTCGCGCCCGCGATTGCCTCCTCGATCTCGGCGTCGCTCCAACACTCGACGATGATGTCCCATCCGCCGCTCTCGTAGTTGGCCGTGGCGTGCGCCTTGACGGCGGCGACAAGCTCGGCCGGCGTGAGAGCCGGCTCGATCTTCGGCGTCGCCCACTCGGCCTGCTCGGCCGGGCTCAACTCGGCCCAACATTGCGCGAGAGCGCGCACGCCGTAGGGCGCGTGGCCCTCGGCCTTCCGCACGCTTTGCATGGATTGGGCGAAGGCGGTGAAGGCGTTGAACTTGGCAATGGCCGCGTTGATCTCGACTTGGCGCGGGCCGCTCGCGATGATCTTGAGGTCCTTTGCGCGCGGCGCTTCAAAGCCCGCGCGCCGGTCGATGATCTCCTGCGCGACCACCTCGCGCTTCCAATCGCCGAATTGTGGATACCACTTGCCGTCCTCGTTGCGCTCGACGAGCGTGAAATATTTCCGTGCCATTCTGATCGTCTCCTATTCGGGCCGCACCAATGCGGCTCGTGACGCCTTAGGGCCGCGCGGGTTTCCCCGGCGGCCCTTCGGCGAGCGAGTAACGAGGCGTTACCGCTTGACGATCTGGTAGACCGTGCCGCGCTTCTCGTCCTCGCGCTCGGCGAGCTTCGCGCCCATCTTTTTCATAAAGCCTTGCATGCGCCCGCCATTGACCGCAGCGCGCGCCGTGCCCTTGGTGAACTTGAGAGCGTCGGCGATCTCCTGCACCGTCGCGCCCTTGGCCGAGAGGAGCATCGAATACATCGTCGCCTGCTTCGTGCCGGCCCGCATGCTGAGCGTCGCCTTGCCGCCCTTCACGCCCACCTCGATCTTCGGCGCGGGCTCGGGCTTCGGCTTCGCCGGCTTCGCCGCCTTGGCCTTCGCCTTGGCCTTCGCCTTCGCCTTGGCTGCCGGCTTCGCCTTCGCCTTGGGGGCCGCCTTCACCGCCGCTTGCTTGATCGCCTCGATGGCGTCGGTGGCCGGCTTCTCGTTCTTCGTGATCGTTGCCATGGTCTGATCGTCCTTCTGCTGTGAGAGCCGCCCCGGAAGTGGAGCGGCCCGGCGGGCATCGGCCCGCCGAGCCCGCATCATCGGCGAACCCCTAAAAGTCGCCATTCGGGCAAGGCTCAGTTTCTTGCGTTGACATGGGCGACCCTGAAAGTCGGCCCTATTTCGGGGGCTATATGGCCGGAAAGCGCCGCCGATCAGCCCGCCCGCCGCCGGTCGAGCCGCAGCCCGACGATGCAACCGCCTACGCTCGGGCCGTCGTTTCTCGCGATGTCATGGCATGCCGGCTCGTGCGTCTCGCCTGTGCCAGGCACTTGCGCGATCTCAAGAGCGGGCGAAGGCGCGGGCTGAGTTGGCGGCCCGAGGTCGCGCAGCATCGCATCGGTTTCTATGAACGCTTCCTACGCCACTCGAAGGGCGAGTGGGCGCGCAAGCCGATCACGCTCTCGGGTTGGCAGCGCTTCGTCATCGGCTCGGTGTTCGGATGGAAGCGCGCCGATGGCACGCGCCGCTTTCGCTACATCTTCGTCGAGCTTCCGCGCAAGAACGGCAAGAGCACGATGCTGGCCGGCGTCGGCCTCGACATGCTCACCGCCGATGGCGAGCAAGGCGCAGAGATTTACGCTGCCGCGACGAAGCGCGATCAGGCGCGCATCATCTTCGACGAGGCGAAGCGGATGGTGGCGACCTCGCCCGATCTCGCGCGCATCGTCAGCCGCTTTAAGCTCAATCTCTCGGTCGATGTGACCAACTCGAAGTTCGAGCCGCTCTCCTCCGATGATCGGACGCTCGACGGTCTCAATCCGCATTGCGTGCTCGTCGACGAGCTTCACCGCCACCGAACGCGCGCGCTGCTCGACGTGATGGATACCGCGCTAGGCGCGCGCCGGCAGCCGCTCTTGTGGATCATAACCACGGCCGGCGACGACAGCCCCGAGAGCGTCTATGCGACGGAAAACGACTACGCCACGAAGGTGCTGCAAAGCGTCGTCGAGGACGACGACGTGTTCGCCTTCGTCGCCACCATCGACAAGGGCGACCGATGGGACGATCCGATCGCCTGGGCGAAGGCGAACCCCAACCTTGGGATTAGCGTCAAGCTCGACGATCTCGCGCGGCAGGCGCGCAAGGCGGCGAAGTCGCCGAGCGCGCTCTCGGCCTTCAAGCGGCTTCGGCTCAACGTGCGCAGCGCCGTCGCCGAGAGCGCCGTCGACATGGCGCTGTGGGCGCGCAACTCGCGGGGCCGCTTCGACCCCGACAAGCTCGACCGCGCGCGCTGTTGGGGTGGCCTCGATCTTTCGAGCAAGATCGACATAAGCGCTTTCGTCAAACTATTCGAGCCGGACGAGCGCGGTATCATGCGCGTCGCCGCCCGCTTCTGGATGCCGGCCGACACAATCGAGGAGCGCGCCGACCGCGACCGCATGCCATACCGGCGATGGGTCGACGAGGGATGGATCGAGGCGACGCCCGGCAATGTGATCGACCACAGCGAGATCAAGCAAGCGGTGGCCGGCGACGCGAAGCGCTTCGACGTGCAGGACATCGCCTTCGACCCTTGGAACGCGACCCAGCTCGCGACCGAGCTTCTCGCCGAGGGCGTCAACATGATCGAGTTCGTGCAGGGCATCCGCTCCTACACCGCGCCGACGAAGGAACTCGCCGCGCTCCTGGCCGACCGCAAGCTCGACCACGGCAACAATCCGGTGCTGACGGTGATGGCTTCCAATCTCAAAGTGCAGCGCGACAAAAATCTCAACGAGATGCCGCACAAGCAGCACAGCATCGGGCGCATCGACGGAATGACGGCGCTCATCATGGCGATAGGGCGCTACACCGCGAGCCTTGCCGGCGGCGATCAGTCCATATTCGTGATCTAGCGCTCGCCGATCTTTTGCAGCCACGCGCGCAGGGCCTCGCGCTCGACCGGGTCTTCGATGTCGCGCAGCCACATGCACTGAGCGCACAAGTGCTGCTCGTTGGCGGCGGGCTCGCCGAACTCGCGACCTCGACGCCGCAGTCGATGCAAACGAACTCGCGCGGCTCGCTCATAGCGGGGCCTCGATTGCAACGATGTCGAGGAACGCGAGGAGCCGCGTGTCGAGCGGCCCTCGATCCATCAGGCACTTGTTGGTGAGCGCGAGCGCCGCCGGGTTGGCGGCAAGCTCGCGGCGCAAGGCGGCGGCGAAATCAATCACGCCTTGCGCATCGGCGATGGCCACGCAGAGAAACCGAGCGTCGGGCGGCGCGTCCGGCAGGAAGCGCGACGCCTGCACCGAGCCGATGTCGACCGCGAGCCGCCGAAGGGCATCGAGCACCGGCTCGGCCTCGGGCAGCACGCCGACGCGGACTTTCAAAGGTGCGGTCATTCCTCCTCCGGCGGGTCGGGCAGATTGACGAGGAGCACGACATCGCCGACGAGGAAGTCGCCGCCGACATCGTCGCCTTGCTCGAAAAGTTTCTCATACCAAAGCGAGGTGGCGCGCCGATTGGGCCGCAAGGCGCGCTGCTTCCCATCTTCGTTGCAGAAGGCAACGCACGGCTTGCCGTCGTAGGTCGTCCAATAGGGCACCACCTCGATGTAGCCGTCCACGATGTCCTGCAACTCTTGCACCTCGGGCTGCTTATCCCGCTCGCTCGACCTGATCGGCTCGCGCTGATCGGCCGGAATGATGACGACGAAGCCGCTCACCGCTTCGCGCCAATGTAAGTCACCTCGGCGATAGTCGTGGCGGCGACCGTCTTCGACGTGCCATCCGGCATCGTCATGGTGACAGCGCCGTATTCGCCGAGCCCCGGCCGCTCGCTCAGCGTCGCGCCAATCGCCGCCGCCTTCTCGCGCAGCGTCCTCGGCATGTCGTCGCCGATCTCGCTCGGGTGCCACTTCACCTCGTCGAGCCCGGTCGTGGCCGGCGGAAACAAAACGCCGCCGCCTTCGCGGCTGCCGTAACGGATCAACACGGGCACCTTCTGCCGCTCGACGTAGCGCTGAAACTGCGGCGACAAGTAAGCATTGCGATGCGCCGGGTCGATCCACACCACGATCACCGGCACCGTCTCGGCCTCGCCGGTGATGTTGTTCGTCTTCCTGATCACGTCCGGCATCATGTCGACCACGAGGTGCGAGCGATCCGGGCGCGGCTGATCGCCCATGTCATCGTCAGTCAGCCAGCGGCAACTCCAAAGCTGGCACGACATCGGCCGGCGCGGATAGATCGTGCAGCCGCAGTAGGACTTCTGATGCGGGCACCGCGTGTTCGCCGGCTTGTCGATCTCCTCGGTCGGCAGAAGGCGACAGCACAACTGGCAGTCGCCGCAGGATCGCTTCGTCGTCATAGCTGGGCCTCGATTGAATGGAGCAATTCAAGCGCCTCGGGCGATGCGTTCGCGCGCAGCGCGCCGAAGGTGCCGAGCAGCGTCTCCGTGATTGCCTTGCCCTCGGGTAGCAAGGGCGCGATGTCGAGACAATTGTGGAAGCGCGAGCATCAGCGCCACGCGCGCGGCGTCGGCGCGGGTCATCGCTTCGCCCTCGGCTTCCGCTGCGCCTTCGGCGGCTCGACATGCTCAAGCACCATTGCGGCGAACTCGCCCGCAATGACGCGGAACACCTCGACGATGGCTTCGGCGCGCTTGTCGATTGGCAAGGCACGCAGCATTTCGCGCACCGCGTTCGTGGGCTCGGGCTTCGTCTTCCTCATCTGATCGTCTCCTCTGTTGATCGAGCGCCCAGCATAGCGCCGGGCACATTTTGTTACCAATCGGAGCAACACGCCATGCCGAACAAGACCGGCCGCGCCGGCTCGGGCCGCCCAGGCGCGGGCCTCGGGCTCGCCTCGCACATGCCATCGAGCACCATCGAGAAGCGGCCCGGCACGACCGACCGCAATCGCGTGCGCGTGCCGCCGATCAAGAGTGCCAAGCCGAAGCCGAACCGCGTCGGCCGGCGCGAGCGCTGAGCCAGGAGGAAGCCCCATGTCGAAACGCACCGCGCCCAAGATCGGCGAGCGGATCATCCGCGACGGCACCATCGAGCGCAGCACCGCAGCCGGCGACGGCAAGCGCACCGCCACGTTCGTCGCTTCGGACGAGAGCGTCGACCGATATGGCGACATCATTCGCGCGAGCGGATGGGACTTGTCCAACTTCCGGCGCAACCCCGTGCTGCTGTGGGGCCATCAGTCGTCGCAGCCGCCCATCGGCAGCGTCCCCGACATTCGCATCGAGGGCACGCGCTTGGTCGCCGATGTCGAGTTTCGGCCCGAGGGCGAGAGCGATCTCGCCGACGATGTGTGCCTGGGCGTGAAGGGCGGCATCATCAGCGCCGTCTCGGTCGGCTTCCTGCCGACTGCCGAGCCGAAATACATCTGGGCCGCCGACGATCCGAACCACGAAGGCTGGCCGACCGGCTACGAGTTCGTCGGTCAAGAGCTTCTCGAATTGAGCGTGGTGTCCGTGCCTGCCAACCCGCAGGCGCTCGCCCTCGCTCGCTCGCTCGCGCTCAGCGAAGCGACGCAACGCCGACTGCTGATCTTCGACGAGAGGGCTGTTGCCCGCGTCGCAGCCCAGCAGCGGCGCAATCAACTCACCATCGCGCGGCTGCGGCCGCGCTCACCGATGGGGGAAAAGAATGTCGCTTAGGAAAC